ACAGATGCTGTAAAACTTAATATTTTAGAAGCTAAAAAAGCTTTACTAGAAGGAGAAGAAAGTATAGAAAAAGCAAGAATTAGTTTTTCAGAACTTGCTTCAAACAGAAGGTCAAGAGGTGTTAGATTTGCTGCTCAACAAGAGGGAAAAGCAAGAAGGGCTGAAGAGAAAAAACAAAACGAAAAAGACTTAAAAGCTCAAGAAGAAAAAGATGCAAAAGCAAAAAAATTAACAGAAGAAGAACAGGAAAAGTTAAAAAAATCTCGTGAAGAGTTAGCTAAAATAATTGCTAAATCAAAAAAACAAGCTGAAGATTTAGAAGATATAACAGAAGTTCAAAAAACTGAAAGGCGTAGAGAGAGAGCATTAAAAGAACTAGAAGATGTTAAGTTATCAGAAACAGAAAAAAGAGAAGCTAAGAAACAGATAAACGACCTTTATGATTCATTAGAAAAAGATGCTGCTGAAACTGATGATAAAAACGCAAAAGCTAAAAAACAAAAAACAGATGCCGAAGAAAGGGCGGCAGAAAAAAAGAGAAGGGATGATACAATAAAATTCAGAAATCAAACTTTTGATAATGCAGTAAAATTAGCTGGTGAAGAAACTAAACTAGGAAAGGCTCTATTGTTGGCAAAGCAATTATTATTAGCTAGGGACTTTGCATTGTCAATGAAAGCTGCTATTGCAGATGCAACAGTAACTAATCTAAGAGCAGGTGTCACAGCTTCAGATGCAACAGTTGAGGTTGCTGGTTCTGTTGCGAAGGCAGCAAATTCTGCTCCAGCTCCTTTGAATCTTCCATTCATATTAAGTGCAATTGCTACTGGTATAGGTATTATAGGTTCTGTCAGGTCAGCAGTAAAAGCAACTAAACAAGCTACAAGTCCACTTGGTGGTGGAGGTGGTGGCGGTGGTGTAACTGGGTTTACTTCTCCATCAATTTCTCCTGTTGGTGCTGGTTCAGCTCCCCCTTCATTTAATATAGTAGGTCAGACAGGGACAAATCAATTAGCTGATGCCATAGGTGGTCAAAATCAAAGACCATTAAGAACTTATGTAGTTGCTAGTGATGTTTCATCTGCTCAAAGTTTAGACCGAAATATAATAACAGGAGCAAGTCTTGGAGGATAAAACACAAAATAATAATTTTAAATCGTTATATAAATATGAAAATAGTTGAACTAATATTAGACGAATCACAAGAGATGATGGGCATAGATGCTATCTCTATTGTAGAAAGTCCAGCAATACAAGAAGACTTTATTGCTTTAAATTCTGATGAAATAAAATTAGCTGAGGTATCTAAGGAAAAGAAAATACTAATGGGTGCTTTGCTTGTACCTAATAAACCTATCTATAGAAAAAACAATGATGATGATGAGTATTATATATACTTTTCAAAGGACACAATAGCTAAGGCATCTCAGTTGTATTTAAAAAATGGATATCAAAGCAATTCTACTTTAGAACACGCAAGTGCTTTACAAGGGCTTACTCTTGTTGAAAGTTGGTTAGTTGAGGATGATGTTCACGACAAGTCAAGAGCTTATGGAATGAATGTACCTGTTGGGACTTGGATGGGTGCGGTAAAAGTAGATAATGATGAAGTATGGAATGAATATGTTAAGACAGATAAAGTTAGGGGTTTTTCTATTGAAGGTTACTTTGCAGACAAAATGGAAAAGTCTGATAAAGAAGTTAAACAATCTTCGGAAGTAGAAGCAGATGAATTACTTTCTTTGATAAAAAAAGTTTTAACAGATGAGTAAAAAAAACACAAACTACATACCTAGTCGTTCATCACCAAGAGGAGCTTCTAGGGCTTGTCTGTGCAGAGATACAAACACCTATTCTAGGGAATGTTGTACAGGAGATATAACAGCTCAAGGCATAGGGAATATCACAAGAACAGAATGAAAATGCAAATTTTAAATTTTAAATCGTTATATAATTATGAAATCAAGTGAAATGATAAATAATATCAAAACGCTTCTGAATATCGAGGTTAAACTTGAAGAGATGAAGTTGGAAAATGGTACAGTTGTAGAAGCTGAATCATTTGAAAAAGGAAAAGAGATTTTCATCAAAACCGATGATGAGAAAGTTGCAATGCCTGTTGGCGAATATCTTTTAGAAGATGGTCGTTTGGTAGTTGTAGAAGAAGAGGGAATTATTGCTGATGTCCGAGAGGTGTCTGACGAAGTTCCAGCAAAGGAAGATGAAGAAGGTGAGGAAATCACTTCTGACTTGGAAGAGGANAAAGAAGAAATGGCATATGCAACAAAAGAAGAATTATCTTCTGCTGTTGAAGAGATGAAATCTATGATTGAAGAAATCAAAGCTATGGTTTCCCCTAAGAAAGAAATGTCAGATGATGATGTTGAACTTCAAGAAAACATCAAAGAAGAATTATCTGCTCCTGCTGCTGAACCAATCAAGCATAGCCCTGAAGCAGAATCTGCTAAAGTAGAACAAAAAGTCTTTGCTCAAAGTAAAGTGAGAACAACCCTAGACAGAGTAATCAATAAATTAAACAAATAAAATGAGTACATTTAATTATTTATCAAACGATGTGGAACGTAATCAAGTTTCGCAAAAAACATTAACAACATCAGTTTCTGTTCCAGCAGGAGATGCTGGTATTGACCAGAATATTGCAACAGATGCACTAGTAGTGAGTTTACCAAAAATTCATTCAGAAAATTTAGGACTAACTTTCTTGTTTAGAAACACAGGAGCAGATGGTAATAACATCATAACACTAAGCCCTCATTCAACTGATGGTTTTAATGGTAGTATTGCAAACGCTTCAGCAGATTCAGTAGCAAGTGGAGTAGTCAATAAAAATTGGGTTAACACAAAAGCAACAGCTAACAAAGGAGACTATGTCGTAATTAGAGCAGTAGCTTTAACACAATGGTACATAATCGGTGGTGTTGGTATTTGGGCATCAGAATCATAAAAATAAATATTAAAATAAAATAAAATGAGTTTACAAAAAGTAAATCTAGCAACTGCTACAACCATAACTACTTCGTATGCTGGTGAGTTCGCTGGAGAATATATCGCAGCGGCTCTTTTGAGTGCATCAACCATCGATGATGGAGGATTGACAGTAAAGAGTAATGTGCAATTTAAAGAAGTAATCAAGCGACTATCTACAGGCGATTTGGTTTCTCCTGCATCTTGTGATTTTGACCCTAATTCATCTGTAACACTTACAGAAAGAATTATAGAGCCAACTGAACTTCAAGTTAACTTACAACTTTGTAAGAAAGACTTTATCAATGATTGGGAAGCTCAACAAATGGGATTTGGAATGGGACAAACTTTGCCTCCTAAGTTCTCTGACTTTATGATTGCTCATGTAGCTGCTGAAGTTGCTAATTCAACTGAATTGACTATTTGGAGAGGTGATACTACTGCTGCTACTAACAATTCTTACGATGGTTTTGAGAAGTTGTTAGCTGCCGATGCTGCTGTTATCGACCAAGCTGCTATAGGTGGTGGACTTGATGCTGCTAATATCATTGCTGAATTAGGAAAAGTTGTTGACAAGATTCCTTCTGCTCTTTATGGTAAGGAAGATTTATACATATACATTCCTTCATCTGCTGCTAAGTTCTACGTTCAAGCGTTAGGTGGTTTTGCTGCTGCTGGACTAGGTGGAAGTGGTGTGAATGCACAAGGAACACAATGGTGGAACAATGGCTCACTAACTGTTAACGGAGTTAAAGTCTTTGTTTGTCCGGGTCTTTCTGACAACAAGATGGTAGCTGCTCAAAGAAGTAACTTATACTTCGGAACTGGTTTGTTATCAAACTTAAATGAGGTGCGTGTCTTAGATATGCAAGACCTTGATGGTTCACAGAACGTAAGATTCGTAATGCGAATGACTGCTGGTGTACAATTCGGAGTTGCTGAGGATATTGTTCTTTACGCTTAATTAATAATATAAGAAAGGGTGGGTGGATTATACTACCTACCCTTTTTTTTTAATAAATATATAAACTATGGCATGTGTAATAACATCAGGGAGAAAAGTCCCTTGTAAATCAGCCTTTGGGGGGATTAAATCAGTTTATTTCTGTAACTACGGAGATATGGCTACTACAACAATAAGCACTTCAGGAGCAACAACAGGACAAGTAACTGCTATTGCTATGGCATCATCAAAATTCTTTTTTGAGTATAAAGTTAAAGGTAATTCTTCTTTGACTACAACTATTACAAGTTCAAGAGATAATGGAACTACGTTCTACACTCAAACACTTGCATTGACTTTGCCTTACTTAGACATTGAAACACAACAAGAAATTCAATTACTTGCAGTAAGTAGACCACAAATGATTGTCGAAGATTATTATGGTAATAAATTCCTATGTGGTTTTGAGAATGGAATGGACTTGACTGGAGGTACTATCGTAACTGGTGCTGCTGCTGGTGATTTGTCAGGCTTTACTTTAACAATGGAAGGAATGGAAGAAACTGCACCTTACTTCATTTTAGATAGTGTAGTTCCGGGAGACCCAACAATTGTTTCAAGTGATTTGATTTCACCTAATTAGAATTGGTGTTACCCACCAAGTTCTGTCATTGTCGTTGCAATTATAAGATTGTAAATGATAGAAAATTAAAGCCCTACTTCGGTAGGGTTTTTTTTGATTTATACTTTTTGCAAATTCATCTATTTCTTTCGTTATATAAGTATGATTGTATTAAAGACATCAACCACAGCTCAAACCATAAAAGTTATACCTAGAAGGTATGAGGCT